GCCGGTCTGATGCGCTATTTCAGGTGTCAGGATCGCCCTCATGCCGCCACCGCCTGATAAGCACCAATGGTTATCTCAACGTATCCGCTGTTTGTTACTGGTCCCCACTCAACCGCCATTCGCTTAATCTGGCTGTCGTCTTTCCAGATGCCGGCATGTGTCAGGCTGTCGAATAGCGCTTTCAGGTAATTATCAAGGTCGCGAGATCGGCGATCAGGTGGTGCAATAATCACAGTGACTTCTACGGAACAATCCAGCGGCTTAGGCTTGCGGCCTAATTGCATGTATACCGCGGCTATCGCGTTTGAACGGAAAGAGCGCCCGGAGGCGCTAATTAATACTCCCTTTGGCGTGTGACGCCAGTAGGTGTTTACTGTTGGAGGGAATGGAAGAGTTAATTTCATGCCGCGCCCTCTTGCTTTTGGTATCGCTCAAACCAGAACACTATTGGCGATGACGTTACCTGAACCTGACCGAAGCGCTCAGCGGTGCGGAAGTTAACGCTGTATAATCTCGCGCGTTCCGCCTGTTCTGCGATTTGCTCTCTAAATAACTCCACGCTGAAAGTGGCTTTAAACAGATTGCAAGGTGCACAGGCCGGAAAGTGATTTTCGATGCTGTCTCTCGCGGAGTGAATAACGTCGCCTGTGTTTCTCAGCTTCCACAAACCTTTGCTTCTTGCTTTCTGATCGATTTCGGAAATGCGTAAAACTGGTTCAACGTGATCAGCGTGCCAGCCCTTCTCTGGTAGTTCGCAGCCACAATAGGCGCACCGACCCCCAAATTTCATACGCAGCGCTGATCGCTGCTTTGGTGTTAGCTTCATGCCACCCTCCCGGCGATCAGTTGCACGCTGCTGTCACACTGGTTGCCCCAGCAATCCCAGCCCTCGGCGGCGGTTCGCGCAAACAGCTCAATGCGTGACACGTCACCATAAAGTTGCTCCAGACGGTTTCTCACTTCCCACGGCTTAGCGCTGTGTTCGCCCAGGCATGAATAAACAACCTGCTTTACCGATGCGCTGGCGCGTTCCAGTCCGGTGCCACGAGTCGCTATCAGCACATCCTCAGTATTGCTTCGGGTGTGGTTGCCGCCGTTCATGCGGGTTTCTGCGTTAAGCATGTCCAGCAAGTCGGTGAAGTCGTGAATGGTTTGCTCGGTCAGCGCGCGGTTGAAACGCTCTTCTGCGCGTTGGTTCATCTTCACCCAGGTAAATCCCTTCATGGTGCGGACGCGATAGCCCCATGATTCAGCCAGTTCGCGCGCTTCCTGGTTGTGGGTGCCGGTGTACCACATCGCTAAAACTGAGTTTTCTGCCCCTAGCGCCCACACAGGCAGGCGCTTAAGGTCAGCCATAGACATGGTCTGATAGTGATCAGTGGCAGCACCATTGCTGATGCTGTTGTTGTATGGCCAGGGAGGATCGGCGTAGATGAGCTGGTAAGGCATTACGCGCCCTCCACGGTTTGGGCTGAATGCGCAGCGTATTCAGCCAGGATTGCTGCCACTTCGAAAGCAACTGAATCATTAACGTAGAGGCAGTTAACATCTTCGCTTTGGACGTATTCGGCTTTTTGCAGGAGCTCAAGCAATCGACGCGCGCGGGTGGCACTAAACTGCGGCATTGCTGCGGCACGGGTCAGTCTCTTCTTGCCGCCGGCTTTCGCTTTTGCCAGCTGCGTTTTGGCGACCGTCTCAGCCTTCGCGCCATGCTCGCGCACCATAGCTACTGCAGTTGTCGCTGCAACCTCGCCGGTCTTAACCATTTCGATTAATCCATCACCGACGTTCAGCAGCGCCAGGTGTTGATCGATGTCTGATGGAGAGCGTTTAACTTTCTTCGCAATTTCTGCCGGTTCCCACCCCTGATTAATCAGGCGCTGGTATGCTGCGGCGCGTTCCAGAGGCTCCAGCGCGCGGCCCTGACTGCTCGTCACCATGAAGGCGATGCGATCGGCTTCGTTGCCTACGAAATCTTTGCACTCCAGGCGGATTTCATGTCCTGCTTCCTGTGCCAGCTTCGCGCCGTGCCAGCGGTGGTGACCGTCGATCACCTTCACACCCTGCGCGGTAACCTGAACGGTCAGAGGTGGAACATTCTCACCGGCAATGTACGCATCGCGGAATTCTTCGACGTGAGCCTGATCGATGTCGCGAACGTTGTAACCAGGTTCGATATACAACTCACTAACACCCAGCAGGTAAGTTTTACGTACCGTGATGTCGGTCTCGTTGTCGTCTTTGTTTTTGTAAACCTGAAGCAAATTGCTCATGCTGTTCTCAACTCCCATATCAGGGCAATAACTAAACCGGTAATCATCAGAACCGCTGCGCGAATGCCACGGTAGTAATCTTCGTTGCGCCAGTAGTGCGCTTTGATGGCGGCAATCATCGGCGTTTACCTCGCACGCAGAACGGATCGGGCAACGGCTTCGGGTCACGCTCTTTTGCCTTCGCCACGCACATGTTTGCCCGGATTCGCGCTTTCTCACGGAGACCAGCTTTGCGGGTTGACTGCTGCGCCTGCTGCCACACATTGGCGGCGCGATTCCACAGATTGCGCTCCTGCAGGCTGTAGGACTTGTCGCAGAGGGCAATGTATTTTTCGTCACCTTCGCCAGCTGGCTCTGCGGTGAAGTAGTGGGCTTCGGCGTCGCTCCAGACATCACCAACAGCGGTCATTACCGGCAGTGCAGAAACTACGGTGCTGCGGGTGCGTCCGATAGCTCTGGCGATCTGCGCCGGGGTCTGGCCGGGAAAGGACATCAGGTGCGTAAGAATCAGCATTTCAGTGTTCATCGTTACCCCCGGAAGCCGTCTGGAATTTCGTAATCAGCGCTTGGAATGTCAGTGATGCTTCGTTGCCCACCAGCAGGGCTCAGCTTGATCGAGAGGTCATCCCATTTCTCACGCAGTTTTGAAGGGCTAAGCACGTTGCGGCACCAGAACGGATCGCGCTGAACACGTCCAAACAATTCGCAAATCTGACGATGTGTTCTGCCGTCCCGACTGCACATGAGGCGCACTTCGTTTGCCCAATCTGCCCAGTTCGGCTCTTTAGGCTTTCTGACTTCGCCATCGGCTTCTGCGGCTTTCTCGTACATGCTGACGATGCGTGACCAAATCCATTTCGCACAGCGGAGGTCTTCAGCAGAGCCCCATTGGCGTTTTGATGGGCTACTTACTGCCGCATCAGGATTTAGATCGCTGGAGTCGTCTGGTTTCGAAGAAACCGGACTAAGAGGTTTATTAGTCTGTATGTCTATGTCTGTATTAACGTCTGTATAGAGAAAAGATTCCGCGACTTCGCGGTTTCCATGATCCTGCGACTTCGCGCTTTGCATGTCGCGGCTTCGCGGTTTGGAAGTCGTGACTTCGCGGTTTTGATTTCGCGACTTCGCGGTTTCTGAATTCTCATTGAAAATTAAGGAAATTAAGGTGTCACCATCAACTTTATAATGCATTGTTGGCGTACCATTTACTTTCCTGACTGATGTCTGGATCGCTGCTGCAAGATGGTTCTTTACGAGCTTCTTCACCAGACGTTCTGTCTGGTCTTTGCTTAGCCCACCAGCGTCCTCACCCAACTCCTCGTAGGTTTTATAAAACCAGCCTTTCTCGTTGCCGAAAGCAGACCAGAACACGAGATTATTTAGCACCGCTGCCAGCGCGTGCGCCTGCTGCTCGCCACGAAAGAAATTGAGATACGGGCGAGGTATGACGATCACATTTTTATGTCCAGACATTGCCTGGACGACCTCGAAAGTTTTACTCATCTGGAGCCTCTATTTCCCTGAAGTCGCGCTGGAACTGGTGTAGAGGGCAAAAGCACTCGCCATGTTCGTAATTTTTCCGGAGGTAGATAACGCGGCCTGATTCAGGCTCCCATCGGATAACTCGAACGGGAATACCGCGGCGATCTGTGAACCAACGATTAAGTTCTCGCACTGTTCTGCCTCCGGTTGGCGGTAGAAATCATTCCAGGCGTTCTGCACTACCACAGGCGCAGCTGGCTGGTAGTTGTTTGCTTCACCGGCAACGCGTAATATCTCTTCATACCGCAACCCTGCAGCCTCCACGCGGCAGCGGAATTGCACTGACGGCCTTTTTTGAATTAAGCTGTTCATGTCGTTACTTCTCCACGCAAGTTGATTTGACGATGCCGAGCGCTCCGGTCTGCAAACCGGGGCGTTCAACTTTTCTACCCTACCCACCTCATAACTCCTGTGCCTGAATCTGAATGCCTGCCTCCGCTTTCCGATGTGACATAAACATGTCCACCGAATGTTCTGAGACGCCTACGCCATACAGCGCGAGAAATCCAAGAAAGCCGTGAATTTGGCCGCGCATCTTTTGATGAAATAAACCTGACAGCTTCTTCAGCTCTTTCTGGTCAATCACACCATCAGCTGCAGCATCCTGCTTTGCGATAGCCAGCTTCCCGGCCGTCGCTTTGTTTTGCATTTCGATATCAAACAAATCGACCTTGTCGACGTTCTTAACGGTTGAGATATCCACCAGCGTTAAGCCCTTGCGGTTTGCAAAATATTCCGCCAGAAATGCCGTTCCTGAGATGTCCTCCATCTTTTGGAGCTCATCAATGGTGAAAAAATGGCTGTTGCACTTGCGGTACATACGGTTGTTGAACTGATCCAGAGTCATCCCTAGCGCAGATGCCATGCTGGCGCGATTGCCAGGTAATGCCTTACACATCTGGTTGATGGCCACATTCATGGTGTCTACCATTTCCTTTTCCCTGCTGTAGTTCTCTTTAAGGTGCCGGACGAATAGAATCTGATCCGGGGTAAATATCTGGTCTCAGCTCTGAACGTGTAACCGCACCTGCGGTTTCTTCTTCCAGCTTCTGTGCCAGGGTAAATCCAGCTTTCTTGTGACCGGTGAAAACAAGTCTCAAATAACCGGCGCTTGAACCAACTCGCTTGGCTAATTGAGACCGCTCTTGTTGCGAGAGTGAGTCCCAGTAGTGTTTCATGATGTACCTCCTGAGTACATTCTACACATATAAAATGAACCTTCAAGGTACTTGTACCTATTTGGTACATCCTTTTTAATGGCGTTATGAAAACAATCAATGAAATAAGGCGTGAGAACGCTCGTAAGCTGCGTGATGGAGTGGGTGGAAATACCTATTTTGCAAACATCATTGAGCGCGAGCCGACGCAGACCAGTCGATTTTTAGGCGACAACGCAACCAAGAACATTGGCGAAGACATGGCGCGTCACATTGAGCGCTGCTTTGATGTGCCCGCTGGATGGCTAGATCAGGAGCATAAGCCAAGCGAGGTTGCATCTGCCAAAGAGGTAACCGATACTGAACTGAATTATCAAATGGTTCCCGTCATATCCTGGGTCCAAGCCGGGGCATGGACGGAGATCGGTTATTCAGAGGTTGATATGAGCGTGGCAGAATCTTACCCATGCCCAGTACCTTGCGGGCCTATGACCTATATTCTTCGCGTTGTAGGTGAGTCGATGGTTGACGAATACCGCCAGGGGGAAATGATTTTTGTCGATCCGGAGGTGGTTCCAATCCATGGGGATGATGTAATTGCCCTTATGATTGACTCAGGTGAGACGACCTTTAAAAGGCTTGTTGAAGATGGCAGTACAAAATATTTGAAGGCGATGAATAAGAACTGGCCTGAGCCTTACGTCAAAATTAACGGTAATTGCTCCATCATTGGCACTGTTATTTTCTCAGGTAAACCCCGCAGATTTTCCCGCTAACACAGACCAATTCCTAAAACCTGCTTCGGCGGGTTTTTTTGTGCTTGACAATGTACCTGCAAGGTACATAATGAACCTATCAGAAACATTCAGGGAACATGTCATGAAGATGATCAAGCAAATGGCCGACACCAGCTTACGGGACTTGATCACCTTCCTGTACCTCTTCCCTGATGCCGAACTCATCTGTGATGCAGATACCGGTGTCATGACGTTCGAATGCTGTGAAGTGGATGTGGAATACAAGGCTGTGTTTTAAACGTTGAGTGTTTGGGCGGTTTCTCCGGGGCTTTCAACCCTATCAGGAGAGGGAAGATAGTGTTCGACCGGTTTAACCGCCACTTTTTCACAACGATGAGAGCATTTGACGGGCGCACCGAGCCGCGTCACAGAGGCGTTAAGTGCTCTCAACGTTGTGGTGAATGCGTAGGCTGATACGCCCTCTAGCGCAATGGGGCCAAAAGATGCCGGGGTTCAGTGCCGGCCATCACAACAACATCGGGCTACGTGCTCCTTCACAGGTTGGAGCAGACGGGTCGCCGGACACGTAACCGGCACACAATGGTGAGAGCTTTAACCCCCGGAATCGTTTGGTTCATCCTCAGCCGGGCCGGGAACTGTAAAGCTCTCAACCATTGTGGTGATGGCACCAAGTGCGAGTGTGGTGAACTGGCCCAAACGATTACGCGATCGGTTGAGGCTCAAAGTCTAAACCCGCTCTGGTTATTGCCAGTTCCGCCAGAGCTCCGGGAGGCACCCGGCACCGCAATACCTTTCAACGTGGAGTAACGAGGCTACAGGTTTTGCAGAACCTGTCAGCCAATTAAATGAATCCCTCAGTGATTTATTGCCAGCAATGGCAAGGGATTCCCGCAACCAAAAAAGCGTGGAGGATGTATGCAGCATTCGAAGGACCATATCACCGTGGGCATTGTCACCCTGCCCTACAGCATCATTTTAGCCGGCTGGATTATGCCTGACGGCTCAGTGATCAGTAACCCAATCGCAGCCCAGAAAGCTGCCGAGCGCCTCAACAGCGCTAGCCGTACCGTTCACTGAGGGCCACCAGCATGACTAACAAAGAACTCGTGGCAGCTGGTCACGCATTTGCTAAAGCGCAGGACGCAGATGCGCCACTTACTGAAATCGCAAAGCTGGTCTCAGACCTGGCTACACGTCTTGATATGATTACTGTTCTTTCTGATGTGCTGACAGCCGAAAATCTGGCACTGAAAAATTACATCGATGGCGAATGCTATATCGAGAGCAAGCGAACTGGCGTCTACACCTGCGCCGGGATCAATAAACCTGAAACCCCAGCCACTGACGCAATCCTCAACGAGGTGCGGGCGGAGGGTGTGGAGATGTACGCTCAAACATTACGGCGCAAGCAGGAAGATGCATTCACTGAATCTGAGTATCGTCACACCAAACTTGGCAGAGCTGCCGTTTCTGCAGAAAAGTTCGCCGACCAACTCCGCGCCGGCAGAGCCGAAGGAGGTGTGTGATGGGTATTGCAGATATAAGTGACCAGGAGATTTTGGATGCCGTAGGGAGTTGGGGAGGCCACGGATGTATGACCTATGTGGTGAGAAACATCCTCAGTAGAAACCATGCGCACCTGCTTACATCCGCTGTACTTCGCCGCCTCAAGAAGCTGGAAATGCAAGGGCGCGTTAAGCGAGTGAAAAGCTGCTATTCAGTTCAAATCTGCTGGGCGCTAGTTGAGCCAGAAGGAGCCACCCATGACTAACCAGCAACTAAAAGCACATTGCGAAGACGTTATCGCCAATCCGCAAGACCATCCGGATTGGGTGGTGGATATGGCTAAGGCGCTGCTGCCGTGTCTGATGGCGGAGCCTGTGGCGTACATTCACCCCAAAATGCTTGATGCGATGTCTGGAGATGATGGGAGGGATTGCGGTCGAGTCTGGAAGTCATCTATTGATGAGGTTTCTAATGAGCAAAGGATACCCCTATGCACCGCGCCGCCAGCGCCAGAGCTTAAGCCAATTGAGTTGCCACAACTGATTTCCTCATGGGAGGGTGATGATGTGATAAGCGGCAGAAATAGAGGAATCAACGACTGCGCTGAAGCATTGCGTAAACAGGGTTATGAGGTGAAATCATGATGACGGAAGAGCAGTTGATCGACCGTATTTGCCTGACGTGCGTTGATGTTCGTCATGCAGCCACCGAGGAGAGTGCGCAGAAATTTATCAACGACATTCGGGGCTTGGCGGAGCAACTTGCCGCACTCACCCAACCTACAAGCCCGGCTTTGAAGTTGCCTGAAACTATCAGCGTGAGAACAGCAATTGCTGCGCTCGATAATGCCAGCGCGGTAACAACCATCGCGCAAAGCTACAAGATGGCGTGGAACTCATGCATTGCTGAAACCAAACGCCTCAATGCTCCACACACAGCACCAATAGAGCCTATATGTGCCACAGGTGGTGCAGAGTGGGTGAAAGAGGCTGAGCGCTTGGCAGAAATGCATGGAATCAGCTTTGTTGTATTCCGTCATGGTGAGCAGCCGAAATGCGCCGATCCGACAAAGGTGGTCATTTCATTCACCGACAACGGACTCGGATACGAAAAAGCAGCGACGGAGGTGGAGTGATGGCTATGCTTCGCCGTAAGGTTGACGCCGTAGCACCGCTGCAGGTTTCGATTATCGACACAGTAAAACCTCATGATGCGCTGTGCATTCGCGCAGAAAGGTTCCTTAGAAGCAATGGTTTCAGCGTAGCGTTTAGCGATAGTTTTCAGGCCGCTGTCGCTACTGGCGAAAAGCCAGACGCCATAGGCTTCCGCAACGGTGCATCATGCCTTATCGAGGTCAAATGCTCGCGATCTGACTTTTTGGCAGACCGAAAAAAACATTTTCGCGTTTCGCCTCACGTGGGTATGGGTGACTGGCGTTTTTTCATGTGCGAACCTGGAATTATCAACGCCGTCGATTTACCAGATGGCTGGGGACTTTTGCATGTTGTAGGCAGAAAGGTGGTGAAGGTTCACGGTTGGCCGCCAAACAGTTACTGGTTAAGCCACAAGCCATTTACTGCAAACAAGCAGGCGGAGTGCGATTTTCTTTACAGCGCACTACGACGAGTCAGGCAGGAGGCTGCCAATGCCTAAATCCCCCGCAGAACGCAAGAAAGACCAGCGCGCACGTCAGGCCGCTGCCGGTGAGCAGAAACTGGAGCTGGTTCTGGATAGTCAGGAATTAGCGATGCTGGCGCACAACTGCGCCGCTCGTCGCCCCGGTCGCGAACCCTATGAGATGGCCGAGTACATAGCGTTGCTGATTCGCCAGGATGATGCGCGTGTGCGTGGCCGTATTCGGGTAATTAGTAAGCGGCAGTGTGGTAGGTGTGGCGATCAACTGCCGGTGCAGGATTGCCCATGCAAAGGTGAAGCAGCGTGCTGGGCTAATCGCGGCTGGCATGAACTGAAATTAAACATCCTGCCGTGACATGTCACGGTTAAATTAACCCGTTGCAGCGGGTAGCGTGGAGAAAAGATATGGCAAATGTAGAGATGATCTTCGAAAGCGAAGCAATGGAAAAAATTGGTGTTACTTCCCGGACAACAATGAGGACTTATGTGCTTTATCATTCTTTTCCTAAGCCAGTAAGGAATCGCCCTAAGAAATACCTACTGGCTGAGGTTGAACAGTGGATTTTAAACGGTGGTGTTAATCAGCGATCAGCTTGATTTGCTCGAATATCTTATCAGCGTAAAGCTCATAAGCAACACGCTGCTCCGCTAACCAGTCGTGCTTGTTATAGACAGCAAGCACACCTCCCAGATCGTGCCCCAGCATTTTTTCGATGACGTGGGGCGCAATACCCTCCTCTGCTAAACGTGTAGCCATAGTTCGGCGAAAGTCATGGGCAGTGAAATCACCGAAGTTAACTTGATCCCGTAGCAGTCGGACATACCTCGTTGAAGAACCAATGCTTAGAGGGATGTCTTTATCAAATGCACCCCGGAACAATAAACCATTGCCGGAATCAATCGCTTCTTCCAAAAGAGGCTTGATTTGTTTGAATATCGGCCTTCTGATTATTTTGTTGGTTTTGCTGCGGTCTGATTGCAGTGTCCAGATTCCCTCTTCAAAATCGAACTCATCCTTGTGTGACTCTCTTAACTCACTGTTACGAGAGCCATAGAGAATGAGACATTTGATAAGCATCTTGCTCGAATGGGTAGCGGTAGATTTATCATTCTCAAGCCAGATTTTAGCTAACTGTCGATATGTGAGAACCGTGTCACCAGTTTTAGGATTTTTGCCAAACTCTTTTGGGTTCAGCCTAAGAAGTGATGAATCCTCAATGTACTGTCGCCTTGTGCACCATGCTATTGCACCACGCAAATGCACCAACAGCTTTCGAGCTTTTAACGGATTGGCCTGCTCTTTCTCTGTGAAAAAATCCACCCAGGCTCCCACCGGAATTTGCTCGATCGGTATATCGGCAAAGTACTTTTCCATCTCATTGAGGACTATGCGCTCATACACTTGTGCGGTGCTTTCTCTCAACGACTGCATTACATAATTGTCATACCAATACTTAATGCACTCATGTACGGTAGGCTTCTTCTTTTTTACAATCAGTTGATGCTTTGGATCGATTCCTTCTGCAATGAGGGATTTGTACTCACCGACCTT